GAACGTGTCGCCGTCCAGCAGCTCTTTCAAATTGTCCATGTGCTTGTCCCGGTGCCGGAACAGGAAATTCACGATGGCCGACATGGGCAGCTGCTTGTCCTTGATCGCCGCGTAAAACGCTTTGAACGCGTCCGTCGTGGCTTCCGCCGTGGCATAATGCTTGCCACCGAGCATGTCGCGGAACAGCTTCTCAATTTCCGTCCGACTGGGGTAGTTCAGCTCCACAATCAAGTCGGTGCGGCCCTGGCGCAGCAAAGCGGGGTCCAGCTTCTCGGGGTGGTTCGTCGTGATGAACACGATGAGCCCGTGCTTGAACAGCACGCCGTCCAGAATGTTGAGCAGGTTGCTGAACGTGAAACTCTGTGTCTCCACCGACACGCGCTTCTCAAACAGGCAGTCAATGTCTTCTAGTAGTAACACCGTCTTGGGATCTATATTGCGGAACGACCCCTGGACCGTGGCGTTGTCCATGTCGCGGCTCATGCTCATGATGCCCAGGTTGTAGTGAATCTCGTTGCACAGCGCTTTTATCAAGCTCGTCTTGCCGCTGCCCGGCACCCCCGTCAACAGGTACGTCTTTTTGTACGGGATGCCGAACGCGTCGTACTCCGCCTCGCTGTTCAGAAAATCCGTAACGTCGTCCAGGATGCGCTGCTTGACGCGCTCGTCCATGTAGACCGTGTTCAGCCGGCGCACGGGGATGCGACTGTACGTGTTCCACTCGCTGTATTTGTTGGTGACGGAAATGCGCAACTTCTCGTCGCTGGTGTTGTCAATCTCGCTGGCCAGCTTGTAGAACTCCACAAAGGAATCGGGGGTCGGCGTGCGCACCAGCAGCCGGCGAAAGTACACCATGCCGTCGCAGCTGGTTGGTCGGGGGTTCTTCTCCTCTCGGTAGTCAATCTCAAACGCGTGCTTCTCAGCCTTAGCATCCGTGAAAACGTAGTCGTAATCGCCACATCCAATGCTCATGAACAGCGCATTAAGCGGGTCGTACGCGGCAATTGCCGCATCTGCCGCCGGCACTTCTTTCTCCTTTAATTTTTCGTCAAGCACGGTTTTCACTGCATTGTACGTTCTCCGGTTGAAGTGCTCGTGCATTTCTATGCGCACTGGCACGGCATGATTGGTTCGCGTCTTCAACAGCGCCGCGTTTCGGAACAAATACGCTAAAACGCGACCTTGATAATACTTCGGTATTTCATGCTCGTGCAGGGCTAATGTGGTTGGCGTGGTTGGTGTTGGCGTGGTGGTCATGTCGGAACGTTGTTATCTAGACGCAGTGTGCCTTTAAATGCATTAGTGATAGTTTTAGTGCTACACGATTTTTTTGGTTCTAGTTTTAGATTTAGAGTTAGATTTAGATTTGCGTTTTTTGCTCACAACATGTCGGTGTCGTCGCATTCCGCCATCAGATTCTGAATCTGACGACGCTGCTGGCTGCGCTGTTGTTGGTAATTGCAGATTTAACACATCCGGTCCCGCGAAATATGGGCGATCTAGTGTTACCATGTACAATAAATCCATAACAACATATGATGCAAATAGTTGATTCATTTGTCTTAAAATTGATTCCGCATTTGATAAATCCAATTCAATGTATTGGTTGGTTTGAACACATACATAATATGTTTTGTTCGTGTCGCCAAACCGCACAATTGCAACCCAATGTCCAATTTCACTTGGAATGTGGGGTGCAGTTGGAACAAATTCTTTAGAATAAACTTTTACAAACACAACATCAGTATTTCTGACTTGCAGGTTGCAGAGAACACTCAATATTTTGTAAATGCCAAGCGGAATTGGAGAACGTTGAACGATGAACTCTCTCGCAATGTTTGAAGGGATTAATCCATTCAATATGCGTATTGCCTGTTCTGTGCTTTCGCCGGACACAAGACGAACCCCGGTTGACAATTGCTCAACTTGTTGTTGTGTTGCGACGGATGCCAATGCATCTGCGGATTCTCTGCTTATGATCTTGAAAAAAAATAATAGATTGTACAAACATGATTGCCACCACATATTGCTAGTTCCCCTAAAAAGGGGTTGTACGTGTTCTTCTTTCAAATACTCCAACGGGCAATAATATTGTTTGGACCCGCGACTGTGTATATTGGATATAGCGCGGTTTGCGCCCGCAATCAAACGCGACGGTAAGTGCGTTAACCGTTGCATTGTGTGCAAAAACAACCGAGGAAACACGTTTGCTTCGGAGAATATAACATCAGCTGAAGTTGTAAAATGACGAATCTTTGGGAGAGGACATGTGTAAGGGTTTCTTATTAAAGCCATGGGGGATTGAGGGTACAATTTTCGCAGATGCGACCCTCTGCAACAAAAAAATCCAACAGTTAGAGGACTAAATTCCGGAAGCCGGCCCGGTCTCCATCTCATAAACCTGCGCAATTCGTCATTTGCCTTAATATACTTATGGTACTTCGCAAATATGATTGAATATGTAATGTAGTTTCCTTTATCAAAATCATCATAATTAGCAACCTTCAATTTTTGAATGAAAATTTTGCTTTTGTCTGCCGGATTTTGTCTGAATATATATAAATACAAGCCCATTAACCTAGTCCGAGGTAGGTTGTGTCCATCAAATATCGCTTCATCGGACGACGGTTCAAGTGTAAACACAATTGGTGGTAAATAAAGGTTTGGTTCCTCATATCTACACTTGGGTCTGTCCATTCCCAACAAGAAGCGCGGCATATCACCATCTGGTTTGAATGGCTTTTTAAGTGACGAAAACAACTTTTCAAAATCAGCAAAACGTATATTTTCATTCGGGTTCCCAAAAAAAAATACACGTCTAAAATCAACCGTGCGCATCTCAACCTCTGTGCAATCCATTTGACCAACGGCAGAACCATGTGTAACTGATATACCCACGAGTTTTACTATGGGATAGCGTTTAGGATCTGTGACTGGTTGTCGCATGTCAGCCACACCAGCCACACCAGCCACACCAGCCACACCAGCCACACCAGCCACACCAGCCACACCAGCAGCAGTTAATGGCCCAATGGGAGAATGCACAGGTCTGGATAATACAACAGGATCCAATGAAAACTGCTTCTCATACTGTGCTGACAGCTGTTCTGACAGCTGAACAAATGAACGACTCTCTTCTGGGGTCATGGACACGGGGGGCGCAAGTAACAACATCATTTGAGCATGAGTAAGATGATCGGAAGTAAGATCATCATGAGTAAGATGACGTGGTTTTTTTGACGGTTTTTTTTGTTTATCTTCATTTTGGTTAGGTGGTGGTCCACGTCCTGCGTCAGCCATCGTTATTTTTAATTACAAAATAATACAAGTATATGTTTCCTATATTATTATAAAATAAAATAAATAAACCCAATGGAATAAATAATTGTTTGTGGCACATGTAAAAATCGGCGTTTTAAATGTGCAATCTGACACGAGTCAGTCAACGACGTGGCGTGTCAGAACAAATGCAATATATCGGGTATACTGGTATAACATTTTTCTTGAGATTTGAAATTCAAGAAACTGTTTTGACCCAACAGGAGGTAAACGGCCTTTTCGGTCGTGCTTTTGCGGTCGCATTATTTCCACCTCACTCAATGGGGGTTTGAGGGGGGGACGCATGTCCCCCTCACTTAGTACTCCGGCGTGTGCTTTTTGAAGAGGCAGCCGTGCGGGGTTATGCCGACCACTTCATTTATGACGGCCGCATTCTGAAACTTGCAGTTTGCCAACCAAATCTTGACAATGCAGAAGTTCTTTTTGGGTGAAATGGTTATGCCATTCACCACGGGCAGTAGCGCCTTATTGGATGAAATGCTGTTACCAACCAAGACATAGGTCAATTGGCGCCAACAATCTTGCACGTCCTTGTTGCTCACCTTATACGAGAAACAGCCGCCATTCCGGTTTCTAACATCTTCCCATATGGGCGTAATGCCCTCCCTCATTAAAAACAACATGCAGTTCATGACCAATTTAGGCGGCAAAATTTCGGTGACGCTCACCGTTTGTTCCACCGTGTTGAAATCATACAACTTGATGTAGCTTTTCAAAGACCAATCTGTGTCATGCGGCAAATGACCCCACAACGTCCATCCGCCCGAAAGAGCGTGATGAGTGCCATTTGGGGTGACAACTGCATTTGATTCGGCCGACACATCTGAGGTAGAGGTAGAGGAAGATGAAGATTCCTTCATGTTGTTCTCAATACACATAAATTAACGCTACTTTTTAAATTGATTTAATTTGTAATTGTTTTATTGTCTTTGACAAATGTATAAACAAACACATTTAAGATGGCGAATGATCCCGACCTTGCCCGGGTTCTGCAAATGAGTTATGACGAACAACAAGAACAACTTCGTCGTCAAGCACAACAAGAAGAAAGAGAACTGCAAGCAGCATTAAGTCTCAGTTTAAGGGATGCACAACGTCCAGCATCGGCAGCAGCAGTGGCATTTGCACCAGTGTCGGCAGCGCGTCCAGCAGCAGCAGCAGCCCCGGCCAACGCCACCCAATCAGCAGCAATAGCACCAGCACCAGCACCAGCACCAGCACCAGCATTGGCAAATGCATCCTCGCTTCCATCCGCCGCAGCAGCAGCCACAAACGCAATGGATGAAGATGCGAAAGCACGAAAGTATTTTAATGGAACACCGGTTTTTTTTGAATATTTCAAATTGAAAGAAAAAATGGACAGTGAAGCAGCATTTGAGGAAATTTTATTAAAATTGCAAGAAACAATGGATCCAATGGAATATTTTCAGTTCATGAAGTCACGCGATATCATCGCACAGGGTGGCGTCGTAGCAGCACAGGGTGGCGTCGCATCGGGTCCATGCGAATTTCCGATTTGGGCAGCTTTAACTCAAAGTCAGCGTGCATGTTTTATGGATGGCGCTGGCAATATAGTTGCTAATCCCACAGAAGGACCTATACCAAATCTGGCAGTTAAAGCATTGCTTGCGGCATTTTTTGAAGGGGCAGTGCCAACCAAAGACCCATGCCCCAATTCCGTCCCAGCCGATACTCCTGAAAATCAGGAGGCAGCATGGACTGTTTTATGCAGGTTTCTGCCCGATGACCAAAAAGGCGCATTGAGGGATGAAGCATTGGATTTTGCTGTATTTCACGACCCTGTCATTCTATCGGATGGAAACACCTATGGGCGCGCGTCACTCATGAAATGGTTTGCCAATAGTCCCAGAGATAGTCCCACAGACCCAATCGGAAGACAATTGATACCAGAGGAACGGGACAATTTAGTACCCAACACAAGACTGAAGCGATTCATTGACACATTTAATTTGGGTGAAAGTCCAGATAGGCAAGCCATGTTGGGTGGACGCAAATTAACAAGACGTAGAAAATCCAAGTCCAAGTCCAAGTCCAAGTCCAAGTCCAAGTCCAAGTCCAAATCCAAATCCAAATCCAAGTCCAAGTCCAAATCGTTAAGACAACGCAAAAGAAACATGCACTCACAACACAAATTGAATAAGAATAAGTGAAGTATTGGTTTAAAACTGACATTATTTATATTAGCAATAAGCATATATTACCATTTGTACTCTCGGTCAACAAACATGACAACCCCATTTGAATTGATGTATCGCAAAAACAAACACCCGCGATTGTTTGAATCATTGGAAAAAGCCAACACGGGGTTGCAGAATTTGCAAAACTACATTCCAATGTATCGTCGTTTTTTCTCATTGTCTGAATCCAACCACGGTTCCATCAATTTGAACCACGAACAACATGTAGCATTGGTTGCACCGGGTGCAAACAAACACACGGTCGTTGTCACTCTTGAACGCGAAGACGAAACGAATTTGAAAGTGCCGGCATTCATAAAATATTCACCGTTGCTGGATCCCGTAAAATATTTGTCAGGCAAGTACGAAATTGATGCTGCCGATTTGCTTGCACTTCCTAAATACGAGAGCGTGGATGTAGACATCTCCAAATCCATCCATCAAAAAAAAATAAACGACATCAACAATTCATCATATGTTGATTCATTTTTCACGTATTTGACCAGCAGAGTGCTGCACACCCACGACTTCGTGCATGGACTTGATTTTTACGGGTCATTTTTGGCCAACCAACGCGAGTTCACGGTTAATGTGTATGATGAACTGGAGTATTTCAGCTCGTGTGACTTCTTTCTGAAAAATCAGAATGCACTATTTGCACTGGATGAAATCCCGTCCGATTTTTTTAATTCAGCATCAAATCAAGCAAACAAATCCAAATCAAATGTCAAACCCGCGGTGCGCATTGGCGAAGAAATGGATGCCGACGCAGAGCATTTGCATTTGGATTCGGAATCAGTTGCATTGCATGCGTTTGATGACTTGTTCGTGCCGTCTGAGTCCCATGCATTGGACGTAAATGCACCCGTGTTGGAACTTGAACTTGCGGAATGCGTGATTGCAGAGCCCGACAAAGAACCCGAATCAATTCAATCAACCCAGCTGAACCAATCCGGAACATCCAACTCAAACTCAAGTGATTCATGTTCTTCGCGTTCATCCGACGATGATGAAGATGAAGCGGATGACATTGATGCGATGGATGACGGCAACGACATGCCCCACAGTGCAGATGCAAACGACACAAACGACGATGCGTGCACTGACTCTTGCTCCGGCACGGATGACGACAAGAGCGGCGGCGGCGATTCGGAATTCAATGATGAAGTGCACAACGCTCACATTTTCAATTTTCCGGTGAACGCCATCATAATGGAAAAGTGTGACAACACGCTGGACAGCCTCATGTGCGGCAAGAACGAGATGACCGAACCCGAATGGGCCGCCACGCTGATGCAGGTCATAATGACTCTCATTGCGTATCAGCACATGTTTGCATTCACGCACAACGACTTGCACACGAACAACATCATGTTCGTCAAAACGGACAAGAAGTTCCTGCACTATTTGCACAAGGGAACATATTACCGGGTTCCAACGCATGGCCGCATCATGAAAATCATTGATTTCGGCCGTGCCATTTACAAATACAGAGGGCAGACGATGGTGAGCGACAGTTTTGACCGTCACGGGGACGCCGCCACGCAGTACAATTGCGAGCCCTACATGAACCCGCGAAAACCACGGCTGGACCCGAATCCCAGTTTTGACTTGTGCCGCCTGGCGTGCTCGCTGTTTGACTACTTCGTGGAGGACATTCGCGACGAGGCCGAATACGCCGCAACGCTGAAAGAAAGCCGAATTGCCAGCGTGGTAGCGGAATGGCTGAAGGACGATAAAGGTCGCAACGTGTTGTATAAGAAGAACGGCGATGAGAGATATCCCGAATTCAAACTGTATAAAATGATCGCGCGAACCGTGAACGGCGCCGTGCCGCACGAGCAACTGCTGCGACCCATGTTTGCGCACTACGCCATTCCGCGCAAACAAATTAAAGGCAAACCGCACATCATGAACATTGACATGCTTCCGTGCTATTGCGCATCTGCGCATCATTAACATTTCATATTGCATGAATTTAAATGCATAATTGCATCAATACAATTATGCGCACAATACATAAACAATTATACCTGTACACTGTATAAACTAGTCATTTGCAATGATAACGGTTCTGATCAACGGCGGCTTGGGAAACCAGCTGTTCCAGGTGTTTGCCGCGCTGGGTGCGGCCATTCGCAACGGCGACACGTGTTATTTTCTTTACACCACCAGAG